ATCTTATGTGAGTCACTGCCCTACGGGGCATCACATTCACAGGAGACCTTCGGGTCTCCTTTTTTTATGTTTAATTATAAATAACTAATAATAAGAAGGATCAAAAAATGCCTTTTCACATCAAATCAACTAGTAGCTATGATGGTATCGTTATTAAAGATGTATACTATGTAAGTGCAGGTCATTGGACTGAAACTTATGATGACAGAAAAATTTATACTTCTGAGTCAGCTGCAACGACTGCAAAGAATAAAAAAGTAACCAGTGCTAACGACATTCAATATGTGAATCTAAAATTAAAGAACTCAACTATTGTAAGTGAATAATGGCAAATAATACGTCTGCTGTAAGAATTGCTCAGAACAGTGGTCAACCCACTAACAGAAACTTTCTAACTCCATCTGGATTTACTTTTCAGGTTCAAAGGGCACCTAAGGTTACCTATTACGGTAATCTAATAACCCTTCCTGGATTAAATTTGCCATTTGTTGTTCAGAATACTTATCTTAAAGAAGTTCCGTATCCTGGTGATGTTCTTGGATTTGAAGACTTAAGATTAAGATTCTTGGTAGATTCAAATCTTGAGAACTACATGGAGATACAGAACTGGTTAAGAGGGTTAGGTTTTCCAGAAAGTCTTCAAGAAATTTATGACTTTCAAGGTGAAGAAAGTCCTTATAAAAAAGGACAACCAGAAAAAAGTCAGTTGGACTTATATTCTGATGGCACTTTAACCATACTTGATCAACTAAACAATCCTAAGTTTAAAGTAATATTTAATGACTTATTTCCAATATCATTAACAACATTAACATTTGATGCCACTTTAACAAGTGAACAGTTCTTTACAGCAGAGGTGGTTTTCAAGTATAATATATACGAAATACGTGAAATTGATTGTAGTCAATGCTAGTTGATCTTGAGAAAATTCAGAAGATGTGGGAAACAGATTCTAAAATGGATATTGATAATCTCCATACAGACTCCCTAAAAATTCCTATTCTTCATGGAAAATACCATGAACTTTATAACAATATTCTTCTCCTAAGAAAGAAGGCAGAACAACAAAGAAAAAATATTCGTCATGAGAGGTATGAATATTTTAGTGGGAAGGCAGACCCTGAGGTTTATATTGAAAACCCCTTCCCCAAAAAGATTAGAGATAAGGACACTATGGAAAAGTATCTTTCTTCTGATGAAAGATTGAGTAATATATCTTTGAAGTGTGATTACTACGATGTGATGTTGAATTATTTGGAGAGTATTCTCAAACAGATCACTAATAGGACTTATCAAATCAAGAATGCGATAGAATTTATGAGATTTAATTCAGGAATGGGGTAGTGAAATAAATAGACATAACTGATCATTATGTTATGTCTCATTTGACAATTGAGAAGGTTAATGAAGTATATCTAAAAATCACCACAGAACCTCATGTAGAACATGAGTTAAAAGACAGATTTACCTTTGAGGTACCTGGTGCAAAGTTTATGCCCCAATACAGAAATAAGTATTGGGATGGCCATGTACACCTATACAATCTGAAGACTAAAAGAATATATTGTGGGTTATTGGATAAGATTATTGCATTCTGTGAGAATGCTGGATACACCTACAGTTTCTCTGAAAACAAGTTCTATGGAATGCCTTTTGAGGTAAATGAATTTGTGAATAAGGAAGGTGTAAAGGATTATATGAAATCTTTATCGCCAGAGATTATACCTAGGGATTATCAGGTTGATGGTGTCTATGATGCATTGAGATATAATAGAAAATTACTTATCAGTCCAACTGGTTCAGGCAAATCATTTATGATTTATGCTGTTGTTAGGTATCATGTTGCGAAGGAAAATAAAATCTTACTGGTTGTTCCAACTACTTCACTGGTTGAACAAATGTATAAAGACTTCTCTTCCTATGGATGGGATGTAGAGAACCATTGTCATAGAATCTATGCGGGTAGAGAAAGAGTCAATACTAATGAAGTAACGATCACCACTTGGCAATCTGTCTATCAATTAGATAAGAAGTTCTTTGAGGAGTATGATGTAGTGATCGGTGATGAGGCCCATCTATTCAAAAGTAAGTCACTAGTAAGTCTTATGGATAAACTTGCTGATGCTAAGTATAGATATGGATTCACTGGAACATTAGATGGGTCACAGACCCATAAGTGGGTGTTAGAGGGGTTGTTTGGACCATCATATAAAGTCACTCAAACAAAGAAATTACAAGATGAAGGTTATCTTGCAACTCTTGATATTCAGTGTCTTGTTTTGAAATATAAACCAAAAAAATTTGATACTTATGAAGATGAAATTCAACACCTAATTGGTCATGAAAATAGAAATAAGTTCATAACAAATCTTACTATTGATTTGAAAGGTAATACTCTTCTCCTATACGCAAGAGTGGAGAAACATGGTGCCATACTTTATGACCTGATAAATAAAAAGGTAACAGGTGATAGAAGAGTTTTCTTTATTCACGGTGGTGTTGATGCCGAGGATAGAGAACAAGTAAGAGAAATTACTGAAAGAGAAGATGGTGCTATCATCGTTGCATCATATGGAACATTCAGTACAGGTATCAATATTAAAAAACTTCATAATGTAATATTTGCCTCTCCATCCAAATCAAGAATCCGTAATCTTCAAAGTATTGGTAGAGTCCTAAGAAAAGGCAAAGATAAGACTAAAGCAAAACTGTATGATATTGCAGACGACTTTACAATAGGATCAAGAAAAAACTACACCTTAAATCACTTCATTGAAAGAATTAAAACATACGTTTCTGAACAATTCAATTATGACATTACAACGATAAACATCAAAGACTAAAGGAGGTAATCAATGGGAATTGAAGATGATTTCTATTGTACAATAAAATTAAAATGTGGTGATGAAATCTTTTGTAAGGTAGCAGCAACTGAAGAAGAAGATAGAACTCTTCTTTTACTTTCCAATCCAATAACTGTTGAAGAGATTGTTGTCAGAGGAACCGTAACTGGTTACAAAGTAGAACCTTGGTTAAAGACTACAGAAGAAGATTTGATTGTTATCAATATGGATGATGTTCTTACAATGACTGAGAACAGTAATATAGATATGATTGTTTATTATCATGATTACTTAAGAAAAAATCACAAAGAGAATAAATCTAGTCTTTCTAAAGAAATGGGATACATTACTTCTGTTAAGGAAGCAAAAAAATCTCTAGAGAAACTCTATAATAATAGCTGAGTTATATAACCTATAACATCCTTATGAACCCGGACAAGCGTAATCCTACTTGACTTTTGGATACTTGTCAACTATATGAATTTCTGATATAATATAGAGATATCAGAGATTGTGACTTATGCCCATTCGACCGATGACTACGATGAAAAGAGGAAGAAATTCTGAACACTATGTCAACAATAAAGAGTTCCTTGAAGCTCTTGAAAATTACTTTGCTGAAGTAGAACGCTGTAAGTTGAATGATAAGCCAAAGCCTCCTATTCCTAGGTACATTGGTGAGTGTTTTCTAAAGATTGCAAATCACCTATCATACAAACCTAACTTCGTGAACTACATGTTCAAGGACGATATGATTTGTGATGGTATCGAAAACTGTGTCCGATATATTCATAATTTTAGTCCTGATAAGTCAAAGAATCCCTTTGCATACTTTACTCAAATTATCTACTATGCATTCTTGAGAAGAATCCAACATGAGAAGAAACAATTAGAAATCAAAAATAAAATTCTTGAAAAGACCAACTTTGATGAAGTCTTTGATACGAATGATCTTGACAGTAGTAATTATTCCGACTATAACAGTATTAAAGACTCTGTGCATTCTAAACTCAGATACTGATGCGTGTAGCTATTATTACTGACCAACATTTTGGATGTCGTAAGAACTCTAAAATATTTCATGATTATTTTTTAGAATTCTATAATGAAGTCTTCTTTCCATATCTAGAATCAATGGGTATCACCACAGTGATTGATATGGGTGATACATTTGATAGTCGTAAAGGTATTGACTTCTCTGCACTGGCATGGGCTAAAGACAATTATTATGATCGTCTGAAAGATATGGG